ACGAGCGAGCTCGGACATCCAATCGGCCTGAGTGTCAATCGGAGCGGGCGGCGGTGCGGGCTCCGGTGAAGGGAAAAGCGCGGCCGTCTCCGGGGTGATGTATCCGCCGGAAAGGAGCTGTTCAATTTCTTCGGGTGACGGCTGCCAAGTATCCGCGCCTCGTTCCATTATGCTTTCCCCCCTTCGAGCTGTTTCGTGCGCTTATTCAAGTCGGCAACGGCGGCGAGAATGACCGCGAGGCCGCGCTGAAAATTAACGTGCTTCCCGTCGGGAGTGTCCTCGACCATCGACTTTCCGGATTTCGTCTTTTCAAGATCCTGAGCCATGACGCCGACCTTCTCGCCCTTTCCGTCGCGTCCCGGATTTTTATATCTGTAGCTCTCCGCATCGAGTGCGTCGAGAAAAGCCCGCACGTCACGACCGGCCGGCTTGACGTCCTTTTTCAAGCGTTCGTCCGAGGCAAGCGCGGCGCCGACAGATCCGCCGGCCTGAATCAAGCTTCCCGTGATCTGAGCTCCGGATTGATTGTTCGAGGCTGTAGCATTTGAGCCCGCTGTCTCCGCGGCGCCGCCCTGCTGAGCGCCCTGGTTTCCGAGGTTCGTCGCGGCGTTGATCGCGGCGTTTGTCGTCGAGGCGTTCGCGCCGATATTTGCGGCGGTGATCGCAGCGTTAGCCGCGGCGTTTGCGGCGGCGATTTGCGCGCCGGCCGCAATCTCAGCCTGAGAAACGCCCGCGTTGATACTGCCCTGAGTGAGCTTCGAGGTGTTAACCGCCGATTGGTTTCCTTGCGTCGCGGCTTGCTCGAGCGTCGCCTGTTGAAGCGTCCGTGTGTTCGCTTGCCCGGCGTTGAAGACGTTCGTCGACTGATCGAGTGATGCCTGATTCGTTCCGCGAGTGTTTTCGGCGATCTGGTTTGCGAGATCCGCTCGGAGATTAATTTCACCCTGTTCAACTTGCCGCTGATTCGTCGCGGCCTGATTTGCGAGCCCGGCTTGTTGCGCGAGCCCGGCCTGAACTTCGGCCGCACGGTTCCCGGCCGCTTGGTTCGCGAGCGATGCCTGTTGCTCAAGCTGAGCGCGTTCCGCCGTGAGAGCGTTGATCGCTTGCTGATTCCCTTGGGCTGATGCCTGAACGAGAGCGGCCTGATTCGCCGCGATCTGAGCTTCGATGCTTTGGCCCGAGGCGGTAACGGCTCCGAGTTGTTCCTGTGCGCTCCGCTGTTCCTGAAGGCGCGCGATCACGGCTTGCTGTGCGAGCTGTGCGCCGAGGTCGCCGGCTCCGCGAGACGCGGTCCGCAAGGCGAGGCCCGGATTCACTCCACGCTGTGACGCAATAACGGCGCGCTGATTCGCAATGAGACGATCTCCGGCCGCTTGTAACTGAAGCTGAGCGAGCGACGGTCCCTCGCCTCGAGCTTGCCGCTCGAGTGCATCGGCGAGCGCGAGCTGTTTTGTGCGATACGGATCGCCGCCGGCCCGGTCGATCTGAGCGGCGTCGATAGTGAACGCCGGTCCGACCGTTGCCGCGGTGATTCGCTCAGCCGGGGAGAGCGTCGCTCCGGCGAACCGCTCGACCTGTCCAAGATCCGGACGAGTGACGCGCTCGATCGGCGCGATTTGCGTCGCCTGAGCTCGCTCGAACTCGCCGATTTGCGCCGCTTTAATTTCTCGCGGCTTGCCGAGATCCTCGTCGTGCGTGTCGGTTCCTTCGCGAAGCGTCGACGAAGCGATCTCGCTCGTCTTAAGATCCGTGAGCGACTTCACCGGCCGGCCGTACTCGTTATATTTCGCGGTGAGCGTCTCGAACGCTTTTGTTTGTTCCTCGGGCGTTTGCGCGCCCTTCACCTTCGCCTCGAGATCCTTGAGCTCTTTGTCGCGAGCCTTGTTCAGCTTCTTATCGGCGGCGCTGCTTTTGCTTTTTGCCATCGTTTAGAACCCTCGAGCCCGTCTCCCGAGACGGATGTAATTCATAAGATCCTCTAACTGCTGCCCCTGCTGTGCCTGATTTTGCGTTGCAAGGGCTTTCGGCGGAACGAGCGAGAGTCCGGTCGGATCGAGCCCGGCGCGCTGCGATTGAAGACGCGCCGCGAGTCCCGCTCGAGCATACTTCTGAGCGAGCAAGCTCGCCGGCTGAGAATCTTTCGGATCCTCGGCGTCCGGTGCTTCCTCTCCGCTCACTTCTTCCGGCTTGCCCGGTCCGACAGTGCCGATCGGAGCGCCGGGATAGTAGTAACGACCGCCGTCTTTTTGTCGATTCCCCTCGGTTTGCCCTTGCTCGGCGAGCTCGGCTTTGTGCTGCATGACCTCGGCGCGTTCTTCGTCCGTGAGATATTCATACGGCCGATTTTCTTTCGGAATGAGCGCGTCGATGCCCTTTTCTTTGATGTATTTGTCGATAATGCCGAGAAGCCGAGTTCGGAGCTCGCCGGAATAGGGATCCTTGAACTGCTCTTTGTCGACCTTCACATCCTTGATCCCGGCGACGTCCTTCACGCCGCCGACGAGATCCTTTACTTGCTGGATCGGGTTTATCGCGTGATTAATGATGCTTCCCATTGGTCATCTCCTCTGTGTGAGCGGGTTGAATCGTCAGCTCGTGGCAAAGTTGCATCGTCGAGCCGTTACAGAACACCGGCCTGAAGCCGTGCGAGATGATGATCCCGAGCGACGTTTGCCAGTTTCTCGCGCCAAAATCGACCCAACAAAGGATCGCGACAACTTCGTTCACGAGACAAAGCTTTCGCACCATCTCGAACAGCGTTTTTCCGACGCCCTTGTTCCGGTGATCAGAGTCGACGAAAAAATCTTGAATCAGACAGTTTTTTCGCCCGTTCTGAACGAAGAACCGGAACGTGATGAAGCCGTGCTCGTTGTAAATGAGCTCGGCTCCTTCGCGCTCCGCAATATACTGCCCGTAAAGCGGCATCACATTGTTGCTGCTGTCCTTTGTTTCCACGTTCCTTTCTTCCCTCCGACGAGAAGCGCCATGCTTGACAAATTAAAACTTTCGTAGCTCGATTCATCCTGTGTGATGTCCTCGATCAGAAAACTTGCGGCTTCGCATTTCTGATCGCCGAGCTTAACGACGGGCTGATAAACGCTGTCGTTTCCGCCATACACGGCATCACTTCCGTAAAACGCCCCGTCTCCGTACTTCGTCAAGTCGAGGTCGACGCTCGGATTCCAGATGTGATCTTCGTGATACGTTTGCGAGTAATTATATGCAACGGAAATCCGCAACTTGTGCGCTGAGCGAAACTCGCCGAGGAAGATCGCTCGGTAAACTCGCTGAATCGCCTGAACGCCGGCAAAGGCGAGCCAGCTCGTTTTAATCTTGAGGCTATACTTTTGATCGATGTCGAGAAAATAGTCGGCGACTTCCTTCACGACTTTCGACGGCGAGCCGACGAGACGGCGGATGTAGACAAAAGCGTTCTTCCAGACGATCGCATCGGTCGCGCCGAACGTGTGAACGGACCAGTGACCGAAAAAGTAGTTGTAAACGAGCGTGACGTTCTCGAGTGTCGAGAAGCGAACCTCGTTCAGATCCTCGCAAACAACGGCCGAGGTCACGGTCGTATAATTCCAGAACTCGACGGGTGCGCCGATATATTGCGGCGCCGACATGTCCGAGCCGAGGAGATAGATTCCCTTTCGGCTTTTGAACATGAGGCCAAGCGGAGAGAGAACAACAGAGTTCGACTCGACACATCCGACATCGCTCGAGACGAGCGTCGGCGGTGAGAACTCGCCGCTCGATCCGGTGTTGTCCGGTCCGGCTCCGTAAGTGTAATAAATCGCCGATTCCTTGAGAAAAATGAGCTTATCGTCGATCACGCCGAGGGAACGTAAACGACCGCCGAGCGCGTCGAGCTTGATCGTCAGCTCCTCGGAGAACTCAACGGGCCGGCCGATCTCGTGAATTTTCGAGACGAGAACGGAGTCATCCTCGAGCCCGCCGAGAACGATTCGGTTTTGCCACTGAGCGATGAGCGCCGCCGACGGAGCTCCGACGTTATCGAGAATCCCGCCGGTCGTGTAAAGAACTTCCCGATTGATGAGCACGGTGTCGGCGAGATCGTCGACATAATTGATCGTGTCCGCCGTGGTGTCGTTGAACGTGAGACTCGTGAGGCTCGTCGCAAGATACCACGTCACGCCCGACGCCTCGGTTCGGTAAACCTCGATATTCACGTTCGTCCGAGTGGATCGCTTCTGCGTGAGGCGAAGCGTGGGAATCGTGAGCGTGACGCGATTATTTCCCCCGGTGAGAGTGATCTGAACGTTTGGCGAGGGGCTCGAGCGGTGAATTTGCCCGGCCGAATCGGTCCACGCATAGACAATTTTATAGTTATAGGTCGAGAGCACGGTGAGCGCGCCGCCCGCGCCTTGAGCAAGCGACGTGTTCTCCGGAAAGAGGTGAAATCCGTGCTCGATCACGCTTTGGCCGTCGTAAGTGCTCAAAACGCCGCCGATAATGTGATAATTCGCGCCGAGTTGCTCGCCGGTAAAGTTCGAGATGTCGGTGAAGTCGATTTCGGCGACCGATGCGCCCTTGAACGTGAGAAAGCCGGTGTCGTTCGCATCGAGAACCGGGTTTCGAGTGCAAGCTCCGAACACGAACACACCATCCTCGCGCTCGGACACCGTCGAAGGGAGAGATCGGAGCAACAGACCGCCCGCGAAGCCGTAAGAGAACTTCGCAACGACAAAGCCATCGTTTCGGGTGACGAAAAACGTGCTTTGAAGCGCGCTTTCATGCACAAGGCCGACGAATCCTCGGTTTGTCGTGTCCGGTGAGTAAGCCCAAGCCTTCGTCGCGAGGCCGACGGAACGCAAAAACACGCCCGCGCCGCTCGGAGTGCCCGCGTTATTGACGAACGCTTGTCGAACGAGCGTATTGTAAGTGAGCCCGGCGCTTTGCTCGTAATAAACCTGAACCCCGGTGTCGTCCGGGAGCCTGTAGCCGGTGATCCGAGTGATATTCGCCGCCGCTTCGATCGTGAACGGTGCGACCGCGGCGGTGAGATCGACGTTTTGAATCCCGCCGCGAACTCCGGTCGCGTTATGCCAAAGAACGAGCACCTTCGACGCTGCCATTCGCACGAGCGAGAGCGCGTTTGTCGCGTTTTCTCCGGTGATGTTGACCGTGCTTTGAACGGCGAGGTTCTCGTTCAGCCGATGGAGCCGAATATTCGTCACGCCCTGAACGTTGTAAGCGACGGCCAAATAGGTGTCCTGAGCAATGATGTCATAATGCGGGTTTGCGCCGCTCACGCTCGAGGAGATCGCAACGAAGGCCGGAAACGGAAGCGGAAGGAGCGGGTTGATCTTCACTCCCTTGAGATCGTTCGTCGCCGTTTCGACGTAAAGAACGAACAGATTCGCACCGAAAGCGATACAGCGCGGCCGAGTTGCCGTCGCGCTGATCTGATAATCGACGAGGGTTCGAGCTCCGGTTTCGTAATCGAACACCGTGATATAAACGCCGCCTCGAGTATCTTCCCACGCGAGAACGCCCATGTTCCCGACGACCGCATGATCGATCTGAGTTTGCTCGTAATTGTTTTTCGTGATGTCGTCGAGACGAACTTTCGCAGAAATGCACGAGCCTTTGTCCGTCCAATTATCGCCCTGCATCGAATAGGAATAAACGCTCTGTTTCGAGAACTGAAGAAGTTCGTCGTTGAAGATGCCGAGCGCGTCGGAGTCGGCGAGTAATGACGATGAGCCGATGATCGATTGCCCGAGCGACATCGAGCCGAACCGTTTTTCAACTTTGCTCCTTTGCCGGCGCATCGCGTTCTCGAGAACGAGAAGTTTTACCGGCGGAAGAACTTTCGGATCTTCTTTGGTGTCAACTCCTTCGGCAAATTGCAGGGGTATAACTTGCTTCGCAAGCGCCATCCGTCACCTTCCCAACGCGCCGCGGAGCTGCGCCCGGTAAAAATTGCAAAGGTAAATATGATACTGAATAATCGCGCGGTTCGCATCGCAAGCGAGACGCTGTTCATCCGCTCGCCAAACTTGGCCCGGAAAGTCGAGCTCCGGATGAGCCGGGATCACGTTCCAATAACCCATGATGTTAGGGTGCCCGCTCGAGATCACGTAACCGTATAAGAGACTTTCGAGCTCCTGAATTTTCCCGACGCAAACGGCATAAGGAACGATGTCAGAGACGACGATTTCGCGCCGACAGTGCCAATAGGACTTGTGCGCGGCGAAGAACGCCGGATCGGAAAGGCCGAGCGCGGCGACAACGGGTTGACAGCCGTCCTCGGTATCGAAGCCCGGCGGACACGGATCATCGACCGGGTGCGCGTGAGCCATCTCGACGAAATAAACGAACATCAGCCAAATGCCGAGAGCGAGAACGATCGCAACGGCGAGCCCGCCGCGGCTCATCGGTCCCTCTACGGATAAGGGTTCGAGACTGTCGTCGAACAATTCGCCGGCTGAAAGGGCTGACTGCATTTTACCCAGGTTTTTTTCTTGCATTTGTAATACTCCTTTTCGTATAGGCATACGGTTTCTCTCGCAGCACACCAATGATCCCGAAACAGTTGTCCGTTCGGGTGATAAATTATGTCACCGACAGCGCCCCACTGAAGTTCGTCGGGGCTAAGGGCTTTCCCACAACAACCTGATTACTCCCGTCCGAAACACCGAAGGCGTTCACTCCGGTTACAACCGCGTACCAAACTTTCGAGACGTCGAGATCGACATCGACGACGGTTCCCGGCGCATTGACGCTCGCCGTCACCGTGCAAGCGCCGGGAGTCGTTCCGATACAAACCTTATACGAATCGACCGGCACGGGCGGCGGCGACGCCGTCCAACTAAATCGAATCAGTGTCGCGAAAAGCAGTCCGAACATAATTCACCTATGTTTTAATGATAAAGTTTACAGCTAAAAACGGCGGATTTCCAGTCCCCGAGGTCATCGCCGCGTTGCCGTCGACGCCGCCGGTCACGAGTCCGACGCGCCCGGCCATCGTTCCGGTAACGTGCGTGTGTGCCGTGCTTCCGCTCGTTCCGGTGAAGTTCGGAAGGTCGACGTTGTGCGTATGGCTCGCGGAGACGCCGCCCGACGTGCCCGTGAAGTTCGGCAAATCAACAGAGTGCGTGTGCGCCCCGGTCGTGTCCGTCAGACCGATCGCCGCGCCGCCCGCTTGCCCCTTGAGGTCATAGCTGAAATCGTTCGTCGCATCGTAAGAGTCGGCGAGAACGTTCGAGTTCGTGAGCGTCGCGCTCGACAGAGCGTCGGCCGCGATAAAGTGCGAGTGATTCCCGTTGCTCGAGCTTGAAACGCTTCCATGATCGTGATCGATGCTGTGCGTGTGTCCGGCGCTTTCGTTGCCGGAAGCGACCGATCCGTGATCGTGGTCGATCGAGTGCGTGTGCGCGCCGCCGCTCGTGATATTGAAATCCGAGCCGGTTCCCATACCGTGAAAGTGCGCCGGAACGCTGTGCGTGTGATCGATGTTGCCGCCCGATCCGCCGAGCGTCGATCCGGTGCCGCTTGCCGCTTTGCCGATCGGAAAGCGTTGACGCATGTCCGGAAGGTTGAACGTCGTCGCGCCGTCGCCGATTCCGAACGTCACTCCGACGATCGCAAAAAGGCGCCCGTAAGTAGTTCGAGAAACAGCCGCTCCGTCGCACAAAAGCCAGCCCGCCGGAGCTGTAGCAGCACCGAACATTTGAATCGAGCCGACCGGATCCGTTCTCTCCGGCATGGACATTACCGCCCATCCCGAAACGCCGTCGGATATGAACATCCAAGCGCCATAAGGATCGGAGAGAGAGCGGTTCGCGTTGACTCCGTCAATCGTGTTGGCTCCGTTCGGAACGACTGTTATCGCATTGGTTCCGCTCGATCCGATGATGTCCTTGAGAATGAACATCACGACGGTCGTCGCGGCCGGAAGGTTGACCGTGCGCGCGGCGCTCGTGTCTATCAGAACGACTTTTTGAGCGTCCGCGGCCGAGATCGTGTAAGGGTAAGCGCCCGGAGTCGTCGTCGAGAAAGCGTTTGAGATCGAGGTCACGACGGAGGTTCCGCTCGTGATCTGAACCGGCGCGCCGGCCGCGTTGTTCCAATAAAGATTACCGTCTTTTGAATAGATCGCGCGCACGTCCGCCGGATCGGCGAGAACGGCCGTCTGTTCGTTGTACCGGGACGAGCGGAGAGAAACGGCATCGTTTCCGCTGAAGGAAAGATCGGAGTTGATGTCGAGCCCGCTCGGCGTGATGCGAACACCTTTGGCGCTCGAGTGATCGTGCGCGTCGAGCGCGTCGATTATGACGTTGAGCATTTGCGCCCAATCCGGCCCCGGCGTTACGCTCGGCTCAGCCTTTTGGAGATTCATGTTCGGAGTCGGAGAAAGCGTCATATTTCCTACCTGAAAAGTCTCACCGTTGCCGTAATCGAACTTCCACTCGGGTTATAAAACGCGAGTTCGCGGCCCCACGTCCCGGAACGAGTGATCGAGCCGTCTCCGGTTCGATCGACGACGATCCACTCGCTCGGAACGATTCCGTTCGGGAAGGGGTTTGCGACTTCCTTCACCGTCGTCGCCGGAATCGTCATCGTGATCGTTCGGCTCTCGAAGTTCTCGCCGAACGTCATCTTCCGCCACAACCGAGAAACCTCTCTCAGCGCCGCTTCGCAATCTTCGAGACTACTGATTCCACTTTGCAAAAGGATCGACATTACCAAAGATCCCGCCACGGATCGCGAACGTCCGCGACCACTTCCGGACCGCCTTGATCTCGCGACTTCGACATGTTCTCGATTCGCTTCTTCATCTTTGTGAGCGCGCGTTCGTGAGCCGAGACGTCCGATTCCTCTTTGTTCAAACATTTGATCGTGCAATCGAGAACGACATACTCCTCGAAGCCGTTGTATCCCTCGAGCTTCGCCTGATCGGTCACGAGCGGATCGAGCGTCGGAACCCACCAAAGGCGATACTGTCCCGGAGCCTCGCTCTCGGGGAGAAGGATGATCTTTCCGGCCATGATTTTGTAACGCACCTGAGCGATGCGCCGGCTCAGCGTCGGATCGAACTGAGCGCCGCGCTCGAGGAAGTTAAACGGCCAAACGGGAATGAACGTCGCGCCGCCGTCGGTCGTATAGTCGAGGCCGCGCACCTTGTAACAATTTTGGGGAAGGCTGAAAGAGTTCCCGCTCGAAATTGTGACGAGCTTGTCGAGGGTGTTGTAATCCTCGTTCGATTCAACGAGGAGATCGTAAAGCTCCGCGGCCGAGGATTGAATGTATCCGTTGAGCTCAGAGTCCGAGATGAACTGCGAATCCTCCATGTCGGCGCGCTGCCGGATCGTGCTGCGGAGCGCCGAACGGGTGATCGTTGCCATCTTTAAACCTCATCGCTAGATTCGCTCGCCTCGCTTCCGGAATACATGTCGATGAAGTGCTTCAGCGCGCTTGCGACACCCTTCGCGCTCCCCTCGTCGACCGCCGTAAGCAAGTCATCGGCGCACGACATGAGCCCTTCGTCCTCGCCGCCTTCTTCCGCTTCCGGCTCAGCCTCGGGTTCTTCCCCCTTGGGTTTTGCTTTGGCGATAATCAGCGCGGCGAGGCCACCTTTTTTCTTTTCAGGCAAGGGCATAATTTACCTCACGACTGAAGTGTTCTTCAGCACGAGCTCTAAAAACACATCTTGCGTCACACCGTTTGCCGTTTCCGTCGGCGTCGCTCCGGCAAGCATGTTGAACACAACGAGTTTCGTCGAAGCGACCGTTTCGCTTTTCAACTGAGGAACCAAGTCGATCGCCGTCGCCGCGAGAACCTGAAGGCGAGCACCGATCAAGGATGTCCACGCATCTGAGAGCGTAACGGTATACTCGCCCACTCCGGATCTTGTGAACGTCGCCACTCCATCGCCGCCGCCGACGATGCTGAACGTGCCGTTTGCCGGCGTGGTGTTGCCGAGGATACGAAGCCGAATCGACATGACGACCGCTTCGCGGTTCATCGAGCGTTTCGGATGTAAGAGTCGATTTGCCATAACGATATTCTCCTGAAAAACGCCGGGGGTTTTCACGCCCCCGGCGGTGATTCTTACACGTTGATGGCGATTGCGTCTCGGGGAGAATTGCTCCCGAGTTGCAGATACCCGCCCCATCGGGATTCGACGCCGTCGGCCGAGCTCTGCCGGAGCATCTTGAGCCCGTCGGTATCGAGCACACGAACCGCTTTTCCGAGGGAATACAGCTTCCACGCCTTGAGGCGTAATCCCCGGATTCGGTTTGCCGGACAGTTTTTGTCCGGGACGCACTTGATTTCACCCTTCGGCCCGTTCACCCGGATCCCCCGGAACCCGATGTTCGCGTTCGCCATGAGGTCGACGTACTGAACTTTCGAGCCGAGCGACTTTTCAAGGTCCGAGAACTTCTCGAACGGCATGAAATAGGTATCGATCGATCCGCCATGCTTGCCGACTCGAATCGCGCCTTCGATCAAAGTTTCTTCGATCGGAAGTGCCGAGCCGTCGTAACGGAGGCCGGAAAGACGAATCGTGTCGAGCGTCCGGTCAACGCCGAAGAACGCCGTTGCGGATGGTGCCGCATAAGGGTTCCAGGCTTCGAGGCCGGAGAGCTTCAACCGCGTCGGCGTTGCCGAGTTTTGCCGGTCGCCGCGCACGAAGATGAAGTCGCCCTGTGCGATCGTCGGAATCCCGTTCGTCGCGTCGTTGACGTTGAAGGCAAACGTCAGAACCCCGGTATCCCGGTTGATCGCCGTGACGATCAAGCCGTTACCCGAGGAGCCGTAAGCTCTCAAGGTGTTCGCCGCTTGGGAGGCCGAAAGGTCGAGTTCCATCCCGATTTCAAAGTTCACGATGTCGGCGATCGTTGCGAGCGTGATCGTCGTAACACCGAAGGAACTCGAACCGATAACGCCGCGATCGCCCCATCCCGCCAAATACATGTCGAGCGCGATGTCGTTCGTGATGTTGTTGATCGCGCCGTCGAACTCGGTCGTCGCCGCTTCCATGAACGCGCCTTTGTCGTTCTTCGACGCCTCGAGCGTTTCGTTGTCGATCGTTGCCACGGAGTAGTTCTTTACTCGCGTGATGTCGAACGATTCGACCTTTGACGACTCGAGAGCTCCTCGGGTTTGTGCCCGAGTGAACGTCGCGGAACGACCTTGCGGATTCCCGTAGATCAGCGGAATCGGCAAGCGCCGGCCGTAAAACTCTTCCATTTTCGGAATCAGCGCGAACATCGGCCGATCCGTATAGGTCATGTCTTCGACCGTGGAATCGGTGTAATAATCCTTCAACGCAGCGTCGAAGGAGGTCATATCGAGAGCCATTGCATCACCCTTTTATTTTGGGCGGCAACTCTCGATAATCTTTACGAGGGGTTTTCCTCTGTATACCGTAAGAGCGCCGCCGAGCGTTTTAATCGTTGCTCGCGCGTGAGCGGCGGACCGTTCACGGGCTCGTGAGCAACAACATCATTCGTTAGTGTCGGTGACGGCCTGGATGTCTCTCGCACGTCTCGGGCGCTATCTCTTACGGCATCGCCGGGCTTAGCCGGTGGAGTCGGATTCAGAAGCGATGCCAGCTTCGGAACCTTGAGAAGTTTCTGAGCTTCCTCGAGCAACGCGGTTTCAACTTTGTCCGCCGCGGCTTTCGGGGTGAGAACCTCACCAAACTCAAAAAACCAGTTCTCAATTAGGGAGAATACCTCGTCCTGAGCGCCTTTCGCAACGATCATCTGATATTCGTCCGCGCTCGATGAGAGAAACGCTGTCGTTTCGCCCTTATACATGTCGAGAGCTTTCTGAATGTAAGCATCCTCGTCGGCGACTTTCTTCTTCTCCGCTTCTTTTTTTTCGTCCTCGAGTTGAGTTTTCACGCCCGAGAGTTCCTCGCGGAGCTCGGCGATCATCTCCTCGGGTTCCGCCTTGCCGCCGCTCAGGATGTGCTTTGTCAAATATTCGTAAGAGACGCCGAGCTCCTCCATCACCTTAGTCGGCTCCTTCTTCGCGCGAGCCTTGAGCGTCTCGAAGTTCTCGGCCGCTGAAATCCGCTCCTTGAGCGCCGTTTCGCGCCGAGTCAGCTCGCGCTCTTTTTCCGTAAGCGCCGCGAATCTAGCGGTGAAATCGACTTCCTTCTTCGGCTTCGCCGCGGGCTCCGTTGCCGGAGGAGTCTCGGCGAGCGGAACTCCGCTTTGAGCCGGAGGAGCTGTTCCGTTCACTCCGGCGGGCGGTGCGGCGGCGGGCGTTGTTGTCGGAGCTGCGGGCGTTGCGACGGGTGCGGCGTTTGTCTCAGGCATATCTCATCTCTCTTTAAAGTGCGGCCGCGACTCCGTTCACCGGCCCGGCCTGTGCGGCGAGCGCCGCTTCCGGCGGTGCTGCTTGAGGCTGAGCCGGCGCGGGGAGAGCGGCCGGGGTTTGTTTCGGGGTCATTCGTCCGATAAGCGTCTTCAGTTGCTCCATATAGGTGACGAGCAATTCGCGGTGATCCTTCGGCGCGCCTTCGATGCCCGAGGCCATGTAAGCGTTTTGCGCCATCTTGAGCGCGCTTGTGAGATCCATGAACGGTTCCGGCGCGATGAATTTTCCTTCCTCGAGGATACTCTCGATGATCATTTGCGACGTCTGGTAACTCGATGTTTCGAGGGTGACGAAGCTTTGAAGATCCGGGAAGTCGAGCATCGCAAGCGCGGCCGAGCGATCGATGAGTCCGGCCTGTAAAAGTTCCTGAACGTCCTGCAATTTCCCGGCCGGTGTACTTCGGAGGAACGACGTCGGGAACGCTTGCATGATGAACTTGTCTTCCTCGAGATCGACTTCGTTCCAATCGATCGAGCGGATGAACTTCGCGCCCTTGAGTTTTACCTTTTGGCCCTTCTCGGAGGTGTAGAGCTCGCGACTGAGGTCGACGACGATCTTCGCAAGGCGCAAGAAGAAAACTTCGTACCGCTGTCCGACGAGAACGAACCGCTCGGTTTCTATATCGTTGTATTCTCGAAGCGCCTTTCCGCTGTCTAGTCCGGCCGGCTTGCGGCTCGCGGCCGAGAGCTCCGAGATGCCGATTTGCTGAAACGCTTTTTGCCAAAGCCGCTCGAGATGCTCGTAGGTATATTGGTGCATCGGCGGAACGACGGAGAAGATCGGCTCCTTCCCGCTGTAACGATACATCGATCCGATCTCGTTCGTGATCGGCTTGCCGAGCTGAGTCGAGTTGTCGACGAACACTCGAGGCACACCGATCAGGTGATGCGCTTGCGAGATGTCGCGAAGCGTCTTGTTGATCTCGACCTGAGAACCCTCGAGCTCCCACGCGATCCCGGTGCCGTAAAACCCGGCGATCGGCGGCGACCATTTGAAGAACACGATCGGAAAATAATCGTGCTTCCATTCCTCGGTGAACATCACGCCGTTAGGAAGCGCGATTACGTGCTTTCCGTCTTTGGCGTCCGGGCCGCTCGGCAAGTGCCACGCCTCGATCACTTCGACCTGATCGGAATATTCCGGCGTATATGGAAAATCCTGCTTCGATGTCGGGTTCGCCGCCTTGATCATGTCGAGCTTTGCCTGATCCTTCCCGGCGAACTTGTCGATCAGATACTCGCGCGGCTTCGCGGTCCAATGGTAAAGCGATTGCGGCCGGCCGTAATACGCCTCGATGTCGTCGACGACGCACTCGTGAACGAAAATCTTCTCGAGCCGGATCCCGTCCGCGTCGCGAAACGCCTTCATTCCGCCCGTGCCGTATATGCCCGCGTGAGTGAAAATCTCCGGGCCGAGATCATAGGCGCCTTGATCGTCGAAGATGCCGCCGACGTATTGCGTGAGGTTCTTCGCGCGCCGCTGATCGCTGAACTGCCCCTTTTCCGTGAGAAACAGCGGAAGCGGTTTGTTCTTCGCGATCTTCGCCGCCGCCGTGTCAACGCACGACTTGATCACGTTCCAGGTGACGCGATTCTGAGGGAGCTTGCCGATATTCACATCGGCGTAACGACCGGCCGAGAGCGCGGCGAACTCGAGATTCGAGTAAAGGCGCGCGTGTCGTTCGTCGAGGGTTCGCCGGTATCCTTGCCGGCTCGTGATCTGCTTTACGCGGGCGAATATCGACTGAGCGAGGGAGTCGCTCTCGGCGGTCCACCATCGAACGATTCCGGTTTGACTTGCGGGCGTGGTGTTGTACTCGACGACGGGGATCCCATCTGCCTTACTCATTTAGCGCGAGCTCCAAAAAAGCGTCCGTTCTTCTTCGGCTTTTTCTTCCTCGGCGGTGAGCGGCTTTACCGTTTTCATCGTCGCGACCTGAGCTTGAAGAACTGGATTGTTGATAACGTCGATACCCCAATCGTTCACGGTGAGCCGCTCGAGGTTATTCTCTCGGGCAAGCTTCACAACAAATTCGAGCTTTTCGCGCGTGTTCCAACCGTCACTGACTTTCTCGCTCACGCTTCATCTCTCCCAAAAAGGAGCGTTCTTCCGGCGTTGACCTTCTTCGGATTCGCTCTCCCAAAACTCATCAACTTCCTGTTCTTCGGTGAGGCGCGGCGTCGTCGGTGTTCCCCGGTCAACCCAATTATAGCAGTAACGCCACGGATACAGGAACGAGTCGCAACAATCGTTTTTGCAACTCGCGAGTTCCTCTCGCTTCCCCTTTACCAGTAATCTCTCATCCCATACCAGGGTTTTTAGTTCCTCTTGGAGCGGTTCCGTCTCCGAACGGAGAAGTTTAATCTTCCCTTGGGCGAAGTCGTCGTTCAGAATCGCGATGAAATCCGACTTCCCGGCTTTGTCCGCCGGCTCGAGCGGGATCTGAAATCGCTGTTTAAGTTCCTCAACGGCTTGCTTGTTCGCGTTGTCGACGATCGTTTTCTCGAAGTGATACGTCGAGTTGAGATGCCGCCAAAGCGCGGCGACGTCCGTGATGTCCATCTCTGTTCGCTTGTAACTTTTCACGATGTAGAGGTTCGGATCGTAATCGCGATACGCGCAAACGGTGAACGCGCTCGGATCCGGCGAGTGGCCGAGGTCGAGCCCGCAAACGTGATGCCAAGTTTGCGTCCGATACTCGAGCACCGGAAGGAGATCAATGAGGTCGCGCTCCTCTTTGTATTTGTAAACGAGCTTCGATTCGTCGATCACCCAAAGGCCGAGATACATCTGACGGAACCAAGCGGTTTGCTCGATGTTCGGGTGATTCTTTTTCAGCTCCGCGATCTCCGCGAGCCATTTGTCTTTCATATACGGGTTATCAAGCGCGCTCCATCGGTGTGTGCTCCATCCGGGTTCTTTGCCGTTCGTCACGTCGAAGAACAGCGAAAACACGTTATCGCCGGGCGTTCCGATCATCGCGATTTGTCCGCGGTAGTCGGCAACGGCCGGCTTGAAAATCTTGTAAACGAGTTGCCGCTGATCGAGTGAGTAGGACGCCGACTCGTCGACATAGATCCGAGCGTATTTGTTGCCGAGAGCTTTCTCGCGCTCCTTCTCGCTCGAGTCGACGCCGAGCATATAGAGCGTCGAGCCATACTCCGTGAAGTTGAGAGTCAACGTTTGGCCGTTCCATCGCGTCCGGATCTTGTACCGATCCGTGAGCATGTCCATCACTTCTTTCTTGAGAATCCGAACGCAAGCGTCGCGCGTGAGCCCGGTGTAAAGCATCGAGCATGTCGGGATCTCGATCGCCGTTTTCGTGTAGTCGATGCCGGCCGCGACGGATTTTCCGGAGCGCCGCGTCGTTACTCCGGCTTTGAGCGGCGACGGATCGAGCACGAAGTTCCGCTGTGCGTCGAACGAGTCATCCTCGAGCATCTTCCGGATGAGATCCTCGCGACGTCGCCGCTCCTTTACGAGAATGAAGGCCGAGCGACTCTCAAGCACTGAACTTCAGGGTGTATTGAGCGATGTTGCCGAACGGGATGAACACGATCTCGCGCGCTCCGGCTTTCTTCACCTGGATCGTGCGGTTCGTCATCACGTGCATCTCGTAACCCTCGGACGCTCGAAGGAACGTGATGATCTTGCCGCCGACACGAGCCGGGTTCTCCTTTTTGATGCTGAGCGTGTCGATCTCGACCGGCTCGCCGATCTCTGTCGGCTGAGCGCGTTCAGCGAGCGCCGCCATTGCCTGAACTTCGTGCGCCTTCGCGTTGTCCTCGATCTGCTTTTGCTCGGCGCGCTGTCGTGCCTTGAGCTCGCGGTCGAGTCGTTCGCTTTCGGTCAGCGGCGGTCCCTGCGGTGTTGGTGCCATCGTCTTCACTCCTTTTTTGTGGGGTCATAGGTTACGGGGAACTGTTTAGAAATATGCTCGAAGAAGCCGCGAACGGGAATGTGAGACGCGAAAAACTTCGTCTCCGGCGCCGCCTGATCGACGACCATTTGAATCAAGCCCTTCGCGATCCCGAGATGCCGGTAAGGATATTTCACATAGATCCAGTGAAACACGAACACGCGCTCGTCGGGGTTCTCCCATACGAGATACCCGAACACCTGAGAGCGTTCGTCGGAGTTACAGGCCACGGCAACGAACGAGCGGCCGAGGAGCCGCTCAATCGTCCGGGCTTGCCCCTGGAAGTATACCTCGCCGGTAATGCGGCGGTTCATCGGGCTTTTGCGGAAGCTTTTGAGCCAAGAGTTGAAGATGAAGTTTTTGTCGGTGCTCGCGCCCGCGCGGAAGATGATCGGAGTTCTATTCGGGGAGTGCAAAGCCATTCTCTCGAGCGCCTATCTCTTTCGCACGGTGAGCAAAAAACTCGCCGAGCGCCGCGTCTATGTCCTCGAGGCTCATCCTCGAGACGTTGATCTCAGCCATGAACACCGGGAGGTCGACTTCCATCGCATCGAGCGCGATCCTCATGTAACCCCGGAGGAGTATCGCCTCGGATTTGCTGAGTTGTCGCGCTTGCGCGATCTCGTGAAGATGTTGAACCTCGCGGTAAACAATCTCGAGCCCGAGAGCGACGATTTTCTCAGCTTCCATAAAACAACTATATCACTCGGATTTACGCAAGGAAGGAAAAAGCGAGACACCCGGTTCATAACGCCGAGTGTCCCACCGTGGGACAGGCTTCAGCCGATGACAAAGAGCGGATTTGGAGGCCGGACTGTCTTTCGCCTGGGAGAGTCCCGCGGCCATTATAGCGCAACTCGTTACTTCGGGTCGAACTCAACGTGCATATGATCATCCTCGAGCACGACGTCGAATTGGCCGGCGAGAATCTCCCGGAGCTTGTCGAACACGAACTTCACCGAGCCCGGCTTCAAATCGCGAATCCGCCAATCTTGGGCTAAGCCCTTCGGATGGAGGGAGTTCGGCGAGTGAACGCCGTCGTCGCCGCTCGTTATCGTGAGATCCGAGCCATAGTCGCCGAACACCCGTTCACCGACGATTAGCGCAATCGTCATCTGAGGTTGCATTTTCCTGAGTGAAACACCCGGCTTTATTCTAATCATAGCAATCCCTCCGGTTATTAATTTGTGTAATGATTACACGGACTTAAGTGTATCAGAAAACCCAAATCTAAGCCATTGCAACTTTCTTCTTGCAAAAAATGCAACTTTCTTCTTGCAAGATGCGTCGAAAGGCGTATGATTGAACACATTGACAAGGGAAATGGAGGCCCGCACCGATGAACACTTCAACAGAAAAATCAATCCTCGAAATCAACGACGAGCTCGGCGAATTACTCGCGCACTCTAAAGCCGTGCGCGATATCGACAAGCTCCGAAGTATCCGCGAGCAAGGAACAGCGACCGCCGCGCTTTGCAAATACGCGAGCGACGACGTCAAAGGTTCCGAGTTGCTGTTCGACATGCTCGACAGCGAGGAGCAAGCGAAGGTACTCGACGAGTTTGGTTTGAAGCCCGTGAGTGACCAGTACGAAAGACAAATCGACGTCGACGAGTTCGAGGGAACCGGCGAGTTTTACTTCGAGGTTGACGGCGAATATTTCCAAAGTGAGGACAAGGCCGACGCTTACGCGCGCCGCGAGCTCACCGAAAATTACTCCGCTGTTCGGATCTTCAACGCCATCCTCAAGGTGCGCGCATGAACTGCCCGAACACAGGATACGCGCCGGGGATTCACCGGAACATCGATCTTGAGGAGTATTTCGAGATCGATGCTATCTCGCAAAGCGGGCTCACTCACCTCGAGCGTTCGCCCGCTCACTATCAGGCATATCTCGCACAAGAGAAGGAAACCGAGGCGCTCACTCTCGGAAGCGCGCTTCACACGCTGGTTCTTCAGCCGGAGACGTTTGCCGCGAAGTTCTCGGTTTGTCCGAACTGCGACCGACGCACGAAAGGCGGAAAGGAGCTCTATGAGGCGCATCTCGACCAGCTCGGCGGAAGAAAGACGATCAAGGTCGATGCTTACGAATCGGCGCGGCAAATGGGAACCGCGATTCTCAATCATCCGGACGCGAAGGAGTTGATCGAGAAGGCGACGTCTTACGAGCTTACCGCGCTTTGGGAATATCGACCGTCCGGATGTGACGCGCCGGCTGTTCTTTGCAAAGGCCGAGCCGATATCGTTCGCGACCACGCAACGAACGGCGTGATGACGGATATCAAAACGACACGCGACGCTTCTCTCGCGGGATTCGTCAAGGCGATCGCGAATTACCGATACCACGGACAAGCTTCCTGGTATCAGGACGGCTTCGCTCTCAACGGCAAACACTATCCGCACTATTGCATCATCGCCGTCGAGAACGTCGTTCCTTACGCGGTGAATGTCTTCCGAATCTGTGAAGACGCGCTCGCCGAAGGCGGAAAGCGGAACATGGAGCTCGTCGACCAGTACGCGCGTTGCAAATGGTCGAACGAGTGGCCGGGATACCCTCTCGGCATCAAGGATATTTCGATTCCACAATGGGCATTTAAACAAGAGGTCGAACATGAGTAATGAACTAGAGCACGGCGGAACTTGGCCCGCCGTCAAAGAAGGAGAACTCATCACGGTGAACGTCGGAGCGGTCGCCGTCGCTGAGCGCGAGAAGCAAGAGATCCAAAGCGCGATGATCATGTCGAAGAAGTTCCCGCGTGACGAGCTCGCCGCCGAGGTTCGCTTGCTGAAGTCGTGCGAGAACCCGGAGTTTGCGAAAGAGGCGCTCTATAAATTTCCGCGCGGCGGGAAGGACATCGACGGGCCGAGTATTGTGATGGCTCGAGAAGCGGCGCGGGTATGGGGAAACGTTCGACACGGGCTCCGAACCATCTCCGAGGACGACGAGAAGGTTCACATCATGGCGTATGCTTACGATCTCGAGTCGAACAACCGCGTCGAGATGGAAGACAAGTTCTCGAAGCTCGTTCAGCGCAAAAACAAACAAACGAACGTCACGGAGTGGACGAAGCCGGACGAACGCGATCTCCGCGAGCTCGTCAATCGGCGCGGCGCCATCCTTCAAAGGAATTGTATTCTTCAGATCATCCCGCCGCATGTCATCCGTGCGGTCGAAGTGAAGGTGAAGGAGACTCAGCGCGCCGCCGCCTCCGGCGACCTGAAGAAGAACCGCGACGAGACGGTTCGCGCGCTTGCGAAGGCGTTCGACGGAGTCGGTGTCACGACGGAGATGCTCACGCGGTATCTCGAGCATGAACTGAAGCTCATCAACGAGGAAGAACTGACGGATCTCCGGCGGATTTATAAAAGCATCTCTGACGGGAACTCGAAGCGTGAGGAGTATTTCACGTTCGGCGAATCGAGAAGCGACGGTCCGAGCGATGCGGTTTCCGCTCTCTCGGATTCACTGAAGGATCCGAGCGGGAAGAAGTAAACGAATGGCCGGGAAAACGCCGATTGCTTTTTTGCACGATGCGAACGCGCGAAACGACGAACGCTCGGCCGTCCTGATTTGCAAATGTGGGTATGAAGGTTACGGGATTTATTGGGCTTTGATTGAAATGATGCGAGAATCCTCAAAACTGCGCCTCGATGCTAGGAAATTAGCCTCAATCGCGCATAGTTTAAATGCTCCTTTTGCTGTCGTTAGCGGCACAGTTGATTGCGGTTTTGAGGCTGAATTGTTTCATCAGGAAGATGAACATTTCTTCTATTCCCGCTCATTGCGGCGTAGATTGAGCAATTATCACGAGATTAGTGAGAAACGGAGAAATGCCGGGCTCGCGAGCGCCGAAGCCCGCAAGTCTAAGTATGGAACCTCGGCTCCTATTCTTTATCCCAATACTGCCAAAAATGAACGGGTGTTCAAAGGGTGTTCGTCGGCCCGTGAACAATCGTTCAAACACCGTTCATCCGAGCCGCGAACACCGTTTGAACACCCCCAAGTAAAGTTAAGTGAAAGGGGGGGGACCGGGGGGGGCGAGTCGATAACCGTCGGCGAAGGTGCGTTATCCTTCGCAAAAGCGGCGGGACTCGGCGAGGCCGCGATGGAACAAATTCGGGCATCAATGACGAAGCCAGCGGCTCAGCCTGAAACGATAGTCGCCTCGGACGGCTCCTCGGGTAAGGTTGAAGAAAAATGAAAACTAGGTCGGTTTATGGACGTTAAAAAAAATACAGAAGATAACGACGAAATTCCTAAAAAGAATAGGACTTTTAGGATTAAATCGAGCCGAAAACTCCTTGATTCGATGGTGGATTATTTCTTAGAACAAAACGCGGATATGACGTTCCCGGATTTGATGGAACTCGCATTACTGACGTTCTTTCAGCGCAATCCAATTATGAGGGATATGCTGAAAGTTTACTTCGCCGGCCATAGTCCGGACATGCTGTGTATCGAAAATTTCGGAAAACGAGTCTCGAAAGAGAACGGTTCGGAAAACGGACCGGGTTAGCAACGAAGAAACGAAGGTGGAACATGGAAGGTGTGCAAAAGGTTGTGCTGTTACTCGTCGCGCTTGCGGCGAGCGGGTGCGGAGCGATGATCGGTACGCCGGAGTATTGGCAGCGTTACAACGACACGATCATCCGCTCGGCGGAACTGAGGGGTTCGAGCGTTCGTCACGAAGAAATTTCGGACGACGACCGCGCGGAGCTCGAGGCTCTTTTGAATAAACGACTTGCGAGAAAGTGAAAAATGGAGGCCGGAAAAATGAGTATTAAACTTTCAAGCGTTCTGATCGTGCTGTCGATGTGGGCCGGCGTCGGGTTGTATACCTTCGCTCAAATGCTCGGCTGGATCGATATCTCGATGCCGTACCGCGCGATGCAATCGCCAGAAGATCAATCCCTTGCGCCACGGAGGAAATAAAAATGGAACTACTCGCGAGCATCATTTTGTTTTTTGTGACCCTCGTCGCGGTGATGCTCGCGATTCTCGCCGGGTGTTTTGTTGCCGGCGGGATTGCGACGTTCATCGGCGAGGTCGACAAACAAAGAGGAAAACGATCATGGAAGTGATAACACCGGAACAGGTTCACATTTTAAGAGACGCGATCCAGCTATGGGGAACAGCCTATCAGCTTTCGCTCGCCCAAGAGGAGTTCGCGGAGCTCATCACGAAAATCTCGCATTATCGGCGCGGTCGAATTGAAGCCGAGCGCGTCGTTGAGGAGATGGCCGACGCTCAGATCATGCTTTGGCAAATGATGGAGATCCCGGCGCTGAGTCAAGGTGTGAGAATGGCGATCGTCGACAAGCTCACCCGGCTCGAGATTCGCATCGACAATACGATTCGGAACGAACAAAAGGAAGCAGAGGAGAAATATGAAAAGCGATAGAGTTGAGGTCTATAAAGTTAGGTTATTGAGCAATCGCAGCGAGTGGCGATGGAGGCGCAGAACTCGTAACGGTCGAATCGTCGGCGCGAGCTCAGAGGGATACAAGCGGCGCATCGACGCGCTCGCGAACGCCCGACGTCAGTTCCGAAAATGCGCCGTGATCATTCTCGCGTCGCTGTTCGTCGGGTGCTCGTGCGGTAAAGCCGAAAGCGGCCCGTCGACATGCGATCGACAGCTCGACCTTTGCAAGGTCGATTTGATGGTGTGCCGAGGTGCGAAGTGAGCGAGAAAACTTTTCGCATCGTCGGCGGCGATCTCTCCGACGGGTATCACACGTTCGATGAACTTTACGAACACGGTTGTTTGCTGTTCCTCACTTGGCTCGTCGAAGAAAAAACATGCTTCAAGGGACGGCGGGCGGTCTATTACTTACCGGATCACTTCGACGGATGGGATCTCGTCGCGACGAACATCGGACAAAAGCAGATCAGCTATCACGTTCCGGCGAAATATCGCGACATCCTCGAGAAGCATTTCGTTCCGAAAAGCGACCTCGAAAGCATATGGGACGGTCACACGGCGGCGGATGTCGCTCGTCGACTCGAAGGGAGGCTCCGCGAAAAATGACACGGATCGAATTTTACATCGGAAGATTAAACGAGAGGCTCGCGAGCGGAACGATGTTCGGGAATCGGTTCGGCGACGAGCTCCTCCGCGATCTGTGTACGTGGGTGCGAGACATGGCGGACAAGATCGGAACCGATCACGCCGCCATGTCTCAGGCTCGACTCGATAGCATGACGATGGTTCCCGTCCAGAACGATCCGCCGAGCTGCAAACATTGCGGATCTTGGAGTCGGCTCGCGGAGTTTAATAAGCTCAGGAGACTCAACGCCGAACTCAACGATCAGAACGTAGAACTCGCCGAAAAAATCGTCGAACTGAAGACACCGAGAATGGACTTCCGGGCGCTTTGGGCGAAGTTAAAATCGGAGTTCGATACTTATCCCACAATCATCGCAGAAATGAACCGGATGGAGGAGCGCGAATATCGCCGCGTTTCGGAATGAAAACGAGCCCGACTAATCCCTCTCCGCTCTCGATGAAGATCGTCGACGACGAAAAAAAAGCGCACGAGAAGTTCAACTTCACGCCAAAAAAGAAAAACGACATAGCGAAGGGTTACGATATTTTCGCGACGGGCGTCGACGATTACCGAGAGGAATATATAATCAAGGTTCAAGAAATTCTCGAAACGATGCGAAACGCCGAAGATCGGACGCTCGGCGAGCTCTCTGAATTTGCTGACAGCATAAGCGGGCTCGCCGATGGGGAGGATGCGAACTGGTTCTCTGAGGTGCTCGTCGATTTTATTCGCTCTTACGATGTTCTTTGCCGGCTTACGCTTTACGTCGAGGATCTGATCGACTGCGTTGAGCACAACAAGGACGCATGGCTCGATCACTTCGGTACCGAGCGCGGCGAGAACCCTTCTCAGGAGGAAATGTTTCGATACTTCGTCAAGGAGTTCGTTAAAACCTTTTCGACGTTGATGTTATCCGCGATAGCGCCCGGCGACGCTGACGGGGATTTCTATAGGATCGCCGAGTACCACAAAAAAAGAAAACGGTGGTGATATGAGAGAAAAACTTCGTCGCCTTCGATGGTGGCTCGCGCTTCGACTGATTCCGAACGGCGAAACGAAGGAGATTTTCGTCCGCCTTCGCTCCGAGCATGTCCGTCATTGGGGTTACGAACAGCTCCATCGGCTTTTAAATTTCATCCGCGACGAACATCTAAAGTATTTTCCGAAAGAGGAAGAATCGCGCTCAGATGGAAAGCTCGATCTCAAGAGCTTCGATGGTGCGATGAAATGGTTTTACGGCGTTCAGCTCACTCATTGGATTACCTTCAAACTCGAGGAGAAGCCGGAGAGTGAACAACCGTTTTTTAAAACAAACGTGCTGTTTAAATATTTATCTCCGGCGGAGTTCGTCGGGGATCCTTGTGATCAAATAACCTTGAAGGTGAAAGAATGAACGACAGAGGATCGCGCCCGTGCCGCTCGTGCGGGAAGGAAATAATTTTCATCGAACGACCGAATCGCAAATCGCTTCCGTGCGATGCCGTGCCGGAAGATCCGCTCGATGTCACCGAGGGAACCATCGTCACGACGACGGGCCGCATCATCACGAACGCCGACGCCGACAAGCTCGACGCGATGAAGATCCGAGGCCCGGTCTATCGTCCGCATTGGGCAAGCTGTACCGATCCGGAGAAGCATCGGCGAGGTGAGCGATGAGCGTTCCAAAGTTCCGAAAGAAGCCGGTCACGATCGCCGCCGTCGAGTGGCGCGGTGATAATCTTCATCACGTTCGCGGACTCGAAGATATCGAACCTTTCGCCGAATCAGTGATGAGCCTGAGCCCGATCACTCGCGAATTGTTAATCGACACGCTCGAGGGAACGATGCGCGCATCGATCGGCGACTGGATAATTCGCGGCGTCAAGGGTGAACTCTATCCGTGCAAGCCGGATATTTTCGCCGAAACTTACGAGAGGGTCGAAGAATGAACAACGTCGAGAACCTGACATACCCGGCGCTCGTCTCGTGCTTGAACTGTTGCTTTAAATGGAAGGCAAGTTATCGACGCGGAACGAAAATCGCGAGCACGAAGATCGAGTGTCCGAACTGCGGGGTTCTCGACGTCGCTCAGCTCGATTATTTACAGCCGGCGACGCCACTAGGAGAAATCAAAACATGATGAACGAAAAAACGCGGAACATCCTTTACCAGATCGGCCAACTTCAGGAGACTCTCGCGCTCACCCGAGACGATGAGGACTATGCTCGATTCAACTTTGCCGTTAAAGCGACCGTTCTCGACCTTCAAGATCAATGGATCGCCGCCCGCGCTCAAGAGGTTCGCGAACAATTCGAGAACGAGAGACGCCAGCGACACGAGGAAGAACGTCAAAAGCAGATGCAAAACGCGTACGGTCGGTGATGACAACCTTTTCAAACGACGAGCTCGTGTTCGAGTTCATCCGGCAAACAATAGTCAAGCGCCTCGAGGCGATGGAGGTTTATTCTACGCACAATTCTTTCGAGATGCTCCGAGACGCCTTCTCAGACGCATACCTCGCTCGCTTTTGCGGATACCTCGCCGCCGAGCACCTTGAGGATTCGCGCCACGCCTTCACGATTTCCTATCCGGCTACATGGTGGCAAGCGTTCAAACTAAAGTATTTTCCGACGTGGGCTCGCGAACGGTGGCCGATTCGTTACGAGACAAAAACTCACTCCGTTCACTTCGAGCGAAAACAAGTATACCCGCGATTCGCGAAATACTTCCCGGACGCGGCGAAGGGCGGGAGAGAGATAATAATAAAGCACGTCTATGACAGCGACGAAGATAAAACAAACTGAGCTTTTCAGCGTGATCAACCGAGACGAAGTTTCGTTCATGGCGCCGGCACGGTACCCGAGCGAGCCCGGCCATCAAATGCGCGACACGAGTCTCGCCGCCGCCCGAAGGATGAGGGAGATCGACAAAGGGCTCCGCGAGAAGGCGCTCGAGGTTCTCAGGGCGCGCGGGCCGATGACGGCCGACGAGCTCGCGGAAGCAATGGGCGAGCTCCCCGGCTCCATCCGGCCGAGACTATCTCAGCTCAATACCTCCGGGCTCGTCGAAGCTACGGGCTCGCGCCGGCCGAATAAACAGGGTAATCCTATGATTGTGTGGAGAGCGAAAAAGGGGTAATTATGGCCGAAGACGAAGCCTCGTTCGAGATACAATTAATTGAGGCTAACGAGTTACTTTACAATGAAGCCCGCTTCCGGAACGCTCAGCTCCACGTTCTCACGAATCACGCAAAATTGCTCGTTCGTGACGCCGACACGCTCCTCGGAATCCTTCGCTTCGAGAACACCCCGCAAAACAAAGACGCTCTCGATTTCAGCGTCGATCGATACTTGGAATCACGGCGAAAACTCGAGGCCGTATGCCATCTAACGCGCGACGAATGGCTCGATCGAATTATGGCCGCCGCTCGAAATACGGCGCAAAGAGGGTAGTCACGCACAACGGAGAGAAGTTCGCGTCGAAGCGCGAGTATTCTCGATACGGTGAACTTCTTTGGGAAGTGAAGGCCGGCGTCGTGTGGGATCTCGAGCGACAAGTTCGATTCGATTTTATTGTGAACGGTAAAAAAGTGGGATGGTATACGCTCGATTTTGTTTATCGGCGAAAGGATGTCCCGAAAAAGGTCGCGGAGGAGTTGAAAGGTTACGCCGCGAGAGACTACGCTTTGAGGCGCAATCTCTTTAAGGCGCTGTACCCGGAATATCAATTCGTAGAAACAAAGTGAGAAACGATATGGCAAAGACAGAACAGCTTCCGGCGTTCCCGGAGGAAGACAAGCTCCGAAAGCTCTCGGACGAGATCAACGCATGTTATGCGCGCGTCGGTCGAAAGCTCGGCGAGATAAAGGAGTTCGGGCAGTTCTTCAAACTCTCGAGCGATTATTTCGTTGCGCTCAACGAGACGACGGTGAAGGACATCGACGAGCTCATTCTCGAGAACGTCCGCTTCGGTAAGACGAAGGCGGAGAAACTCGTCGAGATTCTCGCTCAGTGCGCGAAAGAGATCACCGATGCTCGGACGCTCGCCGCGAAATTCGACGAGAAGGAGAGCGAGTTCCTCAAGTTGAACAATCTGAAGGAACTTCCTCCGGGTTTGCGCGTCACCGAATCTCGAACGATTAAAAACGAAGAAGCGACGGAGGATCGCATATGAGAGAAGTCGCGTTCGAGAAAACAAACGTTTGCCTCGAGAACTGCACGATCACGGCCGACGACAGAGATCCAAAAAGCGGCGCGAGCCACGAATACACGATCATCGTCAATCGCGGCGACCTCGCCGATCCGATTGTTGCGAAAATCGAGTTTCAAAACGGGCCGCTCAAGGAAAACGGTGTCAACGGCATGACGAACGAGGCGCTTCTGGCGATCGTCGTCGACCGGCTCGAGGGGTTTCAGGAAGGGCAATTCGCCTCGCGCGAGTCGGCTCTCGCCCTAACGGCGGTTCAAAACGCCCTGCACTGGTTACATCACCGGACACGTCAACGCATAGCTCGAGGAGTTGAGGGAACATGGACGAAATAACAGAAAAACAGGACACATCGAAGCTTCTTCCGGAAGATGCCTTTATGATGCGTTACGGCTTGACGATGTCGGAGATGCACGAGAAATTCTTCGACATCGCCTATACCGCCGTGCTTAAGGAAGTTCTTCCGGCGCGGCCGTGGACGAAGCGCGATCCGAAAAATAATCTCGCGGCCGATAACGCAACGCACGATTGGGCTCACCGGACGGCACGAATCGCGAACATCTTCGCCTTTCATGTCGTCGAGTTCCGGAAGCTTCAAGCCGGCATACTTCCGCCGCTTAACGTTCAAGAACCGGAAGCGCCGGACGGAGATCAAGCGAGCGAACCATCAAACGAAGAACAGGGAGAAACAGCAAATGCACAATGAAATAAAAAACGCGCTCGAAACGGAGCAAGTCAGGCCGTCGGCGATGATCGGCGCGGCTATGGGATTCGGAGCGGGGTTCACGGCGGGAAAGGTCGAGATGTCGGACGAGGATAAAGCGACGCTCGAGAAAGCTCACGACGTGATTCTCCGACAGCAAACGGCCGAGAAGGAACAGGCTCTCGCTCACTACGCTTCTCGGACGTTGACGGAGCTCACCTTCCGGCTCGCAATGCAACTCGTGATCCACGGAACGGAGAAAACCGTCATCGGCGCGATTGAGACGGCGAAGGTTCACTCCGAACGCCTTCTCAGCGAGTGGCGAGAATCCGGAGGGGATCCGAATGATCTCGTGCGCCTGATTCGGTAATCGGGTAAACTCCCGGCGCATGGAAACCGCCCTGATACTTGTTTTTTTATTTATCAACTCACTCGGGATTTATAGACTTATGTCAGACGCAGCAGATTTCAAGGCCGACGTTGCCTTGCTCCAAGAAAAAGTGAACCTCGTCGCAAGCGGCTTCGTTGTCGTCAAAGCGGCGATCGATCAACTCCGCGCGGACATCGCCGGGGGTGCAACTCTCAAACAAGCGGATCTCGATGCTCTCGATTCTCAAGTCGAGCTCATGACTTCGACGCTTGCCGGAGTCGTGAAGGCGCAAGAGGAAGCCGTCGCGGGGGAGTCTCCCTCGAGCGAGCCATCCGGGGAGCCTTCGAGTGGCTCGACGGAATCCTCGGATTCGGCGCCTTCGGGTGACGTTGCTCCGACCGAATAGATCGACTTAGCCTTCCCCCTCGCGTTGCTTACGTGCCCCGGTGACGCGAGGGGTTTTTCTCAAGGGTTTTATGCTCGTCACGATCGATACCGGCGGACTGATTCAGTTCCTCTTGCTCGGAGATATTCCGGGCGGCGACGATGATCGAGTCGCGATCGGAATCTCCCGAGTCGCCTATCTCTCCGAAAAAGATCCCGGTCACATCTTCCTTGACGCCGCGCGGTGGCATGATGCGGCGTATACGAACGGCGCTTCAATTCAGAAGGAATGGCCGCGATGGAAGGTCGACGTCGAGTTTCTCGACAAGATGCTCGCCGAAGTTCACTCCGATCTCTATATTTATTCCGCCGCCGAAAAACTCGCGCTCGAGAAAGAAGCAATGACGCTTTTTCTCGTCGTTCGCAAATACGGCGGCGCGGCGTGGGAAGGTGAAGAATGAGCAATCCGAAAAAACGCTCGCGCCGGCCGTTCTCACGCGAACAGATGCGCGCTCGAGCGATGAACCGTATGCTCTCGCTCAGCGAGAAAACGATTCACATCCTTTCCGTTACCGGACAATTAACCTTTTTCGATCCGGAGAAGGCGCGAAGCCGCAAATCGCGGCGCCGTCAAATGAAAAACTATGAGCGTTTTCAAGAAAGATTTTACAGAGAGTATCGAGGCTGAGTGCCGCAAAATCTCAGCGGTGCACAACGCTTCAATCGAATCTCTGATTTTGAACTATCTCGAACTCACCGGACTTTCGATCGACGAGATCGAACTTGTCGAGAAGCGAAACGACGACATGACCCGATCGTATTGGTGTCAGAAAAGAAAAGAGCCGGGTAAATTTTGGCAAAATGCCTTCGTTCACCCGGCTATTTTGAAGGTGAAAGGCTAACAGCCTTTGCCGCCCTTCTTCCCGCCTTTCGGCTTGTCTTTCTTGCCCATAAAATGAAGCTCCAAATTTTGCTGTTACCCGCTCATTTTAATGCTACTGTGCTTTTATGCAACTAAGTTCTGATATTTCCGTTTCGGTCGACATCACGGCGAAGCGCCGCGACACCTTCGACGCCGCCTTCGAGGTCGTCGACTCGAGCGGGAACCCCTTCACGTTCTCAACTCACACGGCAAAAATGGAAGTGCGGGAAACGCTCGCAAGCGACGGCGGCGCCGTGCTCGTCACCCTGAACAGCCCGAGCGAGCTCATTCTCACAGCCGGACTCGTCACGATGACGAAGGACAAGGCGAGCATGGACATCGCGCCGGGAGAGTATTTCTATGATCTGCAAATCACTTACCCGGATACCAAGCTGAAAACTTGGGCATACGGAGCCTTCATCGTCACCGACGACGTCACGACGTAGATTTTACGCTGAGCGGAATCCCATCATCTCCGAGTTGAATCTCGAGCGTCGGAACTCCCGGAATTGAGAGGTCGATTGAAACGGCCGCGAGCACGATCTCGGCGGTCGGAGTGTCGGGGATGGTGAGCGTCGCGAGAACGTCAAAGCGCGCGGCAAAGACCGGCGGCGGAACGGCGTCGTTGTAGTGGAAAAACACGAGTAGGCTCATCCTACCCCCAAGGCCGCGAGCTGTTTAATCGTCGCCGCCGCCGCGACCTGCGAAAGAAAAATATGCGTCAAGAAAGTATTGTCGGACGCCGCCGCCGTCGTTCCGATTTTTAAAACGAACGTCGTCGACGCGAAGGTGATCGTCGTTGAAGCATTATTTGTGCCCCAATCTGTATCGCTTGTTCGCTCGACGTTTGTCGCATCGACATAATGATCGGACGCGCAAGAGGCGTCGTTAACGATCACACCCTTTGACGTGGTGTTGTCGAAAACTTCCGCCTTTTGGTTTATTCGGGTGTTTGTCCGATCGCCGACTGAGACGCGAATGATGTAATCGCCCGCGGCCGGTAAATCCACCCGAAACACGAGAACGCGATCCTGAGAGCCCGAGGAGTTCGTGAAATGTCCGCCGGCTTGTCGCCTGTTCGCGGTGTTGTCTCGATCGCGAGTTCGGTCGCCGCCTAGTCCGTCGGTGAATCCGAACGTGACGCTGTTTCTTGTAACGGGATAGTTCTCCTTGAGGCAATACGTCTCGTCCGTTCCGTCCGTGACGAAACCGGAGGTGTCACGAAAATTGAATCCTTTGTCCCAAGCCATTCGCTTTTAAACTGTTACGCATACCAAAGATTGATGATGAGGTCGTTTGCTGCGACCGCGGCAGAATCGCTGTCGGCTAAGCCGGTAACTGTCGTGATCGCGATGCCGGTTCCGAACGCGATCCCGATCGGGCTGAACACGTTCGCGCCGCTGAGCGGGGGAATAACAAGCGAGAAGAAGACGGAAGCGCCGGCCGTGGGAGTTCCTGAAGCGTTGTGAAATGCGACCTTTCGAGCCGCGGCGTTCGAGTTGTAAATATACCAGCCGTAGAGTTGTCCCGCTGAAGCTTTGATGTTCGTCGCGTTCGTCGAGCCCGCGGAAACAAGGTGAAAAGTCGTGAGCCCGCCGCTCGTGAACGGACTAATGATCGAGTTGCTGTGTTGCCGCCCGTTTGCATCGACGAGGAGCGGAACATAATCGCCGTTTGCTCCGGTCGCCGCCGCGGTGTCGGCTCGAACCGCGAGCGCCATCACCCCGACATCGCCGGAAGCGGCGACCGCGTCTTCCGCCTTCCCGAGATTCGTCGCGCCGACTCCCGGAATGATTTGCGTCACGTCGACATCGAGGCCGTTCGTCGCGTCGCCGCCGATGAGCGCGCCCGCCGCGGTGAGAACCGTCGCCTGAGCGCCGTTTCTTAGGTACCACGCACGAACAGAGTCGGTGTCGGCAGATACAGCCGAAGGAGCCGCGGCCGAAGCATATCCGCCGACGAGAACCGGGTTCACGGCCGAGGCCGCGCCATCGTGCGCGACCGATCCGGCCGGCTGAGTCGCGAAGGTTCCGGCGTTCGTTACCGCGTGAGATCCGACCGTCACGGTTCCGGTGATCGGAATCCCGGTCGCCGCAATAAATCGAAGTTTAGCCGAAATTGAGCCGGTCGCCGAGGCCGCGTCCGCGTTAGCGCCGAAAGGATCGGCCGGAACGGTGAGAACGTCGACGTCGCCGATGTTATTCGTCCCGGCCGGAATCGCGGCGCCGATTGTGACAGAGTTCGAGCCGGCGAGGGTTACTTTCACCGAATCGTTCGTGTCGTCCATTGCGGAATCACCGTTCGGCGTCTCGAGACAAGCGAGGAGAGCTCGCCGCTGAGTCATCGCGAACGCGCCGCCGTCGTTGTCGTCGACGGTGTCTCGGCTCGACCGATACGTTCCGCCGGCCGGCGTGAAGTTCGTCGTTCCGACCGTGAACGCCGCATCGTCGACCATCGCCGTGCCGCCCGAACCGGCTCCGGCGATGATATTGACGCGGAGCGCGTTGTTCGCGTCATCCATGCACGAATCGCCGACAGAGTCCTGAACGGTGATCGGGATCTTCGACTGGTTCGAGGCGATCGCTACGGGGAGCGAAGCCGCCATCGCCGCCTGACCGCCGGAGAGCGGTGAGGGGGTGCCGACGGAGGGAGTGAGATCGAGGCTAACAAGTTGAGTGTGAGAGAGGTCGCCGCGCTCGAGTGTCGTGATGATCGAGCCGACGCCGGGGGTCCACGGAAGATTATTAGCCATGCTCTCCTAGTTCGTCGTGATACCGATTTTCAAATCAACGTCCGCCGTGCTCGCAAACGTCGGAGCGCCTCGAGAGAGGAGCGCGATATAAAGCTCGCCGCCGTTCTTCTTTGAGGCCGTAAAAGGAAGCGGAGCCGGCAGAACTTTGAACTTGATTCCGTTGTCGACGTAGTTGAAGCGATCCGCCGTTGCGAGAAGAATCGAGCCCGCAACCTTCGGAAGATCCCCATCGTCGACGTCGAACGGGTTATTTATCGAAAAGGTCGTGAGCGTCGGATCTTGCTCGAAGATCACAACCTCGAAATCGACCGCCGTCGATGCCAAGTCTCCCATTTTGATCGAGCGAATCAGTCCGGAAGAACAGAGAACCGGAACAACGAGCTTCGCGCAAAGAAGCTCACCCGTTGCGTACGCCGCCGCCTGAACGACGACGGAAACGCTTATTGATTTGTTGTAATGTTCGGCCATTTTTTCCCCCTTGTGGTTTTTATTCTTCCGGTTCGGGCGTCGGCGTCGGCGTCGCTTGCGCGCATCCTTCCGAAACCGTCGTCACGTTATTCACCGAGCTCTCGACGCCGTCACAACTGGTCGTCTCCTCGAAGGTGCCATCCGGACGAGTGTCGAACTTGCAAGAGCAATTCGTTTCGCCGTGAATTTGATGATCGTCCGAATTGTCGACGGTCGTGCTCGTCGAGGTCGTCGGGCTGAGCGTGTCGCCGCATCCGCTAGGGCTGAACAAGAACAGGAGGCTCGGGAGTAGGAGCGGGAGAAGGAGCCCCGAGAACGGCCGTCGCGATTTCTTTTCCTGAATTATCTGGAACATATGTCGATCCCTTTTTTGTTGAGCTATAATCCCCCGTCGTCGCCTCACCTGTTTCAAAATTTACCGAGACTCTCATCGTCGGCATCGAACAGCCGGCAAAAACGAGTAACAGGAACAATGCGCTTTTTCGTAACATTTGCGCGCCTCTCTTTCGTTCGTTTCTAAAACTCATCCGCCCCCTATATTACGGTGCGCCGTGCGGTAACACCATCTGAAAAACAGCCGGCGCCGCCTTTGCTAGTCCAAAGAGCGAAAGAAGGACGAACGCCGCAATTTTCGCGAAAAATTTGTAAGTATCCTTATAGGCGTTGACGTGCTCGACGTACGTCGCGAGGGGTATATACCCTTCGGCCACTCGTCCGGATTGAGCCTCGAGCAACTTCGCGAGCTGTTTCACAAGATCGTCGCGAAGCCCGCGAATTTCATCCGCGATCGCCTCGTTTTGGTGTGCCATCTTCGGAAGATGCTTCGCGTGTTCGCCGAGCGTCGTGAGCGTCGTTTCCATAATTTGCACCTGAGCCATAGTTTTCTTTGCATTATCCCGATGTTCTCGGAACTCCGCTATGATCGGACATGGGTAAGTGAACACCGGATCGCTACTCATTGCCCTGTTATCCTCTCGATTTGCGTTTGCGTGTTCTCGGCCATGTTTTTGACCTTCGGACGGAAGTTTCCGCCGGTCTGTTCTTCCTCCGGTGTTCGGTTATAGTTGCCCTGAAGCGTTTGAATGAAATCGGGGGAGAGCACGGGATCAATCGCATCGCCGAGGATAAGCGCGAGCTGTGAACGCTGTGCAAACGTGAGGTTCCGCTGTTTCTCGACCGCTTTCGACATGATGCTTTCGGTGAGTTTGTTGAAAAATGCCGGATACATGTCTTTGACCGCCGCGACGCTGTCCTCGTGCAAAGTTCCTTGTCTCAAATCTTCGAGAATCGAGTAAGGATCCATCGCCGCGGCGAGCTTTCGCTCGAAGCCCGAGATCTGATCGTCGGAGAAACGAACCGGCGTCGCTTTGAACGGCGTTCCGGGCGTCTCGTTTTGCGGGATCTGTGTGCTCAGGTATTGAAGCGCGGTTGTGATCCGCTGGTTCACGACGCTCGACAAGCTCGGGTGAACTCCGTCGAGCCCTTCAGTTGCCGAGCTCAGCGCGTTCGTTGAAACAGCCGGGTTCGAGGTCGATTCGGTGATGACCTGAGAGAGCTTCTCGACCGCCTTTTGTTTGTCGGGCTCGTCCTCGTCGAAAAGTTCGGAGATGTATCGCCCGAGAGCGCCCGCCGAGGCCGGCAAAGCTCGAGCCGGAATGTTTTTGATGTTTTGCGGCGTCGCGTCGAGCCCTTTGTAAAACGCATCGACACCTTTCGCGATCAGCTTGTCTCGATTCTGGATCGCGCCGTTGACACCGGAGAGGAGCTTCGAGGTGATCTGAGCGCCGAACTCGTGCCGCATGACGTTGAAAAGATACGCTTTCGCCGCTCCCGGTCCGCCGCCCGCCGCCGCGCCCATGATGCCCATTGCGAGATCGGACGGTCGAACGAGCTGGTTCCCGAGCTCCGTCGCGATCTTGTTGTTGAGCGGCTCGAGGAGTGCTTTGTAATTTCGATAATTGCGCTTCGCCTCAAGCCACGCCGCGCGCTTTGCCGGAAAGGAGCGTTCAGCGAACTCGAGGCTCTCGTCGATCGAATTGTCGAGAGTGCGCTCGATGACGGAAGCGATCGTTCGGCCCGGTCGCGGGAAGCCGCGATCGCTGTAGGCATAATCGCCGATCAGGTTTTTCGCCGCCTGAAGTCGCTGAAAGCGCGGGAAGTTCGGAACGATCTCGCCTTGCTCGACGGCGTTCAGTAAATTGTTCACGCCGCCATACTTCGCAATCGTGCGGCTCGGAAACATCGTCTTCAGAACTTCCTCGATCGAGTTGTCGTATGCCGTCGTTTCGGCGGACATTAACTTCCCGACCGGACGCGGAGCGTTCGTTTTAATTTTCTGAAGGAGCTCGATCGGGTCGATAAATTTCTTCCCGGAGCTGTCGATCGATTTGAATATCCCGCCGATCTCTTTTCCGGCCGCGCTCTGAAGCGCCTTCACGGCTTGGTACTCGTCCGGCGCATTGCTGAGAATCCCGAAAACGTCTTTTTCTTTGATGAAGTCGGAGAGATCCTTCGCGCGCTCGAAGCCGCCTTTCATGCTTTTGATCGTCGCTTTGGTAAAGCCGGCCTGTTTCAAATTTTGCCCGACTTCGAGATTCTCGAGCGCGCCCTGAATATACTCCTCGCCCTTCTTCAGTCCGCTCACGACGGGCGTTTTTACGGCCGAGAGCACATCGCCGAGAAGGCTCGCGCTTCCGCCGAGCGCCGCGCCGCCGAGCCCGCCGATGACGAGCGATTCCGCCGCCTCTACGGGATTACCCGCAATTAATTCCGCGGTAGCTTGCGGCGTCATTACGGCGACGCCCTGAGTCCCGAGGTTTACGGCCTTCTCCGTCGCCGCCGCGAGGCGCGGGCCGACATACCGGGCGGCGGTCGGAGCGACCTTCGCCGCGGCCGACTCGCCGAGAGCGTTCACGCCGCCCATGAACGGGAGCGTTGCGACGGTGCCGGTCACGCTCGAGGCGGTCGCCGTTTCGGGAAAAGCTTCCTTTGCCGCCTGAAGGCGCTCATATCGCTCAGGTGAGAACTTTTTCAGGAGAGGGTCAAAGGCTCCGAGGGTCAAAGCGTTTGCAGCAGCGCCAAAGCCCGCCGCCGCTTGCCCCGTCGGAATGATGCCGTCGTCTTGGCCCATTTCCTGAACGAGCTTTTGATGCTTGATCTCCTCCGGCGAGGCGAGCCGAGCACCTTGGGAGAGCGCCGCCTCGACGTTCTCCGACGGTATGCTATATGCCGCCCCTTCCCGTGTGAAAATTGGTATTAAATCGGCCATCAGAACCCCGGTTTTGCTCCCGCGAGAAAATCCGTGTTTATGCCGGAAGCTTGCGCGCTCCCCTGGTTCAACCGCGTCGCGATCTCATCCTTGTATTGCTGATCGAGCGCGGCGATCGACGATTCGAGCTTTGCCTCGGTCGGATTTTTCCCGCCGGGCTTCAAGTCGAGCGCCGTCATCTCGTCGTTCGTCGGAACGCCCATGTCGACGAGCCGCTCGACTCCGGCATCGAGAGTGCCGAGCTTTAAAAATTGTTTGATGCCGCCCGCGGCTTGCATCCGGTCGGATTCGTAGCTTTTGCGGATCGCCTTCCCCTCGCTCGAGAGCGGGTTTGATTCCCATACCGCGCCTTCGGCACGGCGGCGCTCGAGCATATTGTTCAGCGCGCGGCGTACAACGAGATAACCGTTTGTGCGGTCGCGAAGCTCTCGAGCCTCCGGAGCATCGGCCGCGAACCCTCCGGTCGCAACGACGACGGGCTCCTCTTTCACGCTTCCGTCTTTCATCTTCGTCGTGCGAATCGCGACAACCGGAACGAGCATCGCTTTTTGCTCCGGCGTAAGCTTGCTCGGATCGATTCGGCCGCTCATCACGGCATCGGCGACGCTTTGCTCCGCGGCCTGTTTTGCGAGCCGCGTTGCGGCGTAGTTTTGCTGAATCGTTGCGATGTTCTTCGCCTTCTCGGCTTCAATTTGTCCGTAAAGGAGCTTCGCGTTCGCCTGAAGTGCCGGCGCTTTATATTGCGAGGCGAGCTCCTGTAACTTGAGCTGAGCGTTGTTGAGTGCGACCGTTCGAGCCGCGAGCTCGGCGTTTCGTTCGTCGCCGAATCGAGCGCGCATGTCGTGATAGATCCCGCGCTCAGAGTCGAGCGATTCACGCTTCGTCGCGATGTTGAATTTCTGTTCTTCGATGTCGTTGTCGATAATCGACTTAATGATCCCGAGAGCCTGATTCGGTGCGTTCACGCCGCCCGCCGCTTGAAGCCCTTGACCGATTCCGCCGAGTGCGATCGAGAGCGCCGCGAGAATTTTCGTTCCGGTCGAGGAGTTGTGCCAAAAACGCTGAGAGTCGATCTTTTGCGACTGGTAATCGGTGAGCGCGGTTTGAACCTTCTGCATCTGAGCATCGATCGCGGCCTGACGATCGCGCTCCTTTTGCGCCTGTTGTTCGGCTTGCGCGGCGAGCTGATCGTTGAGCGTTTTTTGATAGGACGCTTCCGCCGCCGCTTGTTTGATGCCGACCGCGGCGCCTTCGGCGACCGCCTGTTGTTGTAAACTATAGGCCGCGTCGATGTTGTCGAGGTTCGTCGTCGCGTCGCGCTTTGCCTTTGCCGGATTTGCGAGCGCGGGAACCTGTTGCTCGGCCGGCACGGGAGCAGCCGTCACCGGAACCGCTTGCGGCGCGGATTGAGTCAATACCGGAGCGGGTGTCGGTTGAGGAAGCGGCTGAGGAACGGGCGGCGCGCCCTGAACCGCCGGATTCGTTGCGTAAGGGCTCGCGTCTTCCGGTGCGATGAGATGCCCGGTTTCGTCCATGACGATCCCTTCCGGCGTCGGATATTGAACGCCGCCCGGAGTCGGCCCGGCGATACCGTCGACGCGCATCGGCTCACGAGCGAGCTCGGACATCCAATCGGCCTGAGTGTCAATCGGAGCGGGCGGCGGTGCGGGCTCCGGTGAAGGGAAAAGCGCGGCCGTCTCCGGGGTGATGTATCCGCCGGAAAGGAGCTGTTC